AAAGAACTCCGCCCGTTTTTTGCCGCATAAATAACGTATCGGCAACAATAGGGCTAGGCTTCTCTCCGCCAATTCAAGCCCCTTCTTCATAAACTCATACGCCAGATTAAACGGCGGGTTGGTAACAATGTTTTGCGCTCTCATGGTTTCCAGCAAAAAATCTATCCCGGCCGGACAATAGCCGCGATTCACCAAATCCGTGGCGTAGACTTCATAACCGGCCTTTTTCAGAACTTCCGCCATATCGCCGCAACCCGCTGCCGGTTCCCATATCTCGCCGTCAAATTTATGAAACCCCAGCAACACTCGCGTTACCCATTCGGGCGTTGGATAAAAATCGTCCTTCTGCCGGTGCGCCCTGTCGGTAACGATTATTTTCCGTTTTTCCCCGCTCATCTCTGCCAGTACCTTTCACTATATCCTTAATAGAAACAGGAAAGAGGCGGGCGTCCCCGAGTTCTGAAAACTGTGCTTATTCTGCCTGCTATTCATATTCGCACCCTCTTACCCCACACGGGCATTTTAATCGCCTTACATATCCAATGCCCGGCAATACGTATCGCGCAAAAATTCAAACTCGTCACGCTCTGCAGCTTCCATTCGCCGAAGCTTGATAATCTCACGCATAATTTTAGTGTCAAATCCTGCGTTTTTCGCCTCCGCATAAATATCGGAAATATCCGACGCTACGCCCTTCTTTTCGTTTTCCAGCCTTTCTATACGCTCAATCAGGCTGGTCAACCTCTCCACCGCCACTTTTTCAACATCTTCCGGTTTTGTATTCTCCGGCGCAATCCTTTTACCGACTTCCTGCATGGTATGGCGGATTGTCGCTTCCACATTATCCGGAGACTTATCTGCCTCTTTAACGACATCAAGCGTCTGCTGCCCTGTCATATTCCCTCCTTTTTTACATTAGATCTGCTTTGTTTCTTCCATTCGTCGCTTTCCCAATATTCCAGCGGAATATTCAATATCTCTTTCAACAGTACGGCCTGACACAACGTCGGTTTCTGCCTCCCGTTACATATACGACTGATAGACGCTTGAGCAATCTGTGTTTTTTCCTCAAGCATTTTTTGCGTAATATGCAGTTCTTTCATCGCCTTTCGTATCATTTTGCTACCTCTTTCGTCCTTTTTATGCTAGAATATGAAATATATTCATAATAAGTCAAATAAAAAATGAATATATCATCATTCACTTTTATTTTATTTTAAATTATATTTCATTCCGAAGGGGAAAATGTATGTCAAATATTGCTTCAAAAAAAGATATTTTAGAATACTGGGGTAGAAACAACCTGATTAAATCATTAAAAGGAACTCGCACATTAACAGAGATTGCAGACCTAATTGATATTGACCAGGGGCAATTATCCAAGCAGGTCAACGGAGCACTGAATATATCTTTATACCGGCTGGTTCAGATTGCGGCGGTGCTTGACTGCAAGCCCTCAGAGCTTTTACCGCAGCAATGGCAGGCTTCAGCCCAGTATTGCCCAGAGAATCTTTACGAAAACATTAAAATCGTCACCCAAACGGTTGAAGAATTTTTAATTGCCAAAAAAAAGGTACTCTCTCCTGAAAAGAAAGCTGAGCTTATCGCCAGCCTTTGCGAAGCTACACTTAATTTAACACCTGAGGAGAAAAAAGCCAAAGTTATTGAGATATCTGATTTTATCACTAGGCGCGCTATCTAACTCAAATCAGAAAAGGACTAAGCAATGGACGACTTAAAAAGCAAAATCTCCGCAATTTTATCCGAAGCGGAGAATTCTTCATCTACCCCAACGCAAACGAAAAATATAAAGATTGACAATTCCACAAAAAATCAGGGAAATTTTATTTTCTCATTTAAGAATCAAGGTAACCATATTTATTTACAAGGCAGTCTGATTATTGCTTTTCTGCTCATCAACTCACTTGAATTTTTTATCAACAGCTTTAATTTTTGCCGCGGGAAGCGGGGT